TATGCGGGACACATCAGTTAGAGTTTAAAGATGTTCTGAATCTTGACCACAACCACGACACTGGGGATGTTAGGGAACTACTGTGCAATGATTGTAACTGGGCAATAGGTCATGCAAAAGAGAGCACACAAAGACTAAAGAAAATGATTAAATACCTGGAGAAATACAATGGCTCTTAGTACGTACGATGAACTCAGAACAAGCATAGCAAACTGGAGTGATAGGGATGATCTTGCATCATTTATACCGGACTTTGTGGCTTTATGCGAAGCCAGGTTTAACCGGGCTCTTAGACTCAGATCGATGGAGCAGAAGGAATACGCTACCACAGTTGGTGGGCAGTCGAACTATGCACTACCGGCTAACTACTTGCAGATGAGAGAATTCAGATTAGACCAGGAACCCACTGTATCACTAACCTACATATCCCCAGAAATATTTGAGTCATGGAGTCTAGGCTCTGGACAGCCTAAGTTCTATACAATCATAGCGAATGAGATTCGCATAGGTCCTACCCCAGCAGGGGTGTACAAGATGGAGATGTTATTCTGGAGGAAGTTCCCATCATTGACACCTACAGCACAGTCCAACTGGATGCTACAGAATGCACCGGATGTGTACCTGTACGGATCACTACTTGAACTTGAACCCTTTATCCAGAACGATGCAAGAGTTCAGTTATGGGCATCAGGATTCCAGAAGGCAGTAGATGAGATACAACTACAGGACGACAAGGATCGACATAGCGGATCAGCACTGACGGTACAGTCGTGACAGCACCTACTTGGGCTGGTTGGACTGATGTTATTGCAGCACAGAATGCTGACGTACATGCTACTGTTCCACTGTATATTGGACGATGGAATACAGATGATAGAGATTGGGTTCCTCAGGTTTATGACACAGGAATAACATGGGACCACCAAGCACCTATAGTTCCAGCAGATGTAACCATTGGTATCGTACTAAAGGATAATGTATCAAATGCCCGTGATCTATGGAATCCAGTAGGACAGGAAGACACAACATGGCATGATGTGCCGTACCCAGAATAGAGGAATCAAATGGAAAGTAATATAAAATTATCCAGCGTATACAAGTTTGATTGCTATAGAGGCGACAAACTGGTATGGACTGAGACTAAGGAAAATCTTGTTGTAGATACTGGCCTTGAACTAGCAATGGATTGTATATTTGGGGAGGTAGATACCCCTACATTCTACGTAGGACTGATTGGAAACAACTCAAACATCTACCCAGAGGACACAGCATCAAGTCATTCATTTGAAGAATTCCTTGGGACTATCAGCAATAGTAGACCCATAGCAAACTTTGTCAAAGGTGACTATGTAGGGCATACATTCACCTACGTATCAGAAAACTCACAGTTTATGATAGGTGGAGCCGGTACTATTTACGGAGCATTTCTAATAACAGAAGGAACAAAAGGAAGCAACATGGGAGTTCTATATGGTGCCTCTATAATGGGGGGCAGCAAGCCAGTCATGCCTGGTGATGCACTCCTTGTAACAATAACAGTAAGCGCACAGGGATAAAAATATGACAACTCCAACAATACCGGTAACCAAACCCGAAGATTCCGATATTATCGGTGAGGGCGCAGAAGCAATACGTGAAACCCGTCAGGCGATATATGATGTATTCCCCATAGGCCCAAGTGATCTTGATTATGCAGACACTTCTGGGTACTGGCCTGCTGGAAGTTTAACTGGTGGTCAGGAACCTGGATTAGATTCTGAGAACCCACCGACCACAGATGAGTTCCAAGACAGGGCATTCCTGATTGGTGATCAGATGCTGAGATGGGACTACACAATCCCAGCAGGAAAGAATGCTATCAGCCCGGGACCACTTGATCTTGGTGGTGTTACGGTTACTGTGCCTGATGGCGCTACTTGGACTATCGTAGGGACGGAAGACTTAGACGTAAGGTATCTACGTGATCTTGCTGACGTAGAGGCAGGATCAATCGTAACAGATTTAGATGCTTTATTGTGGCATGAAGGTGAGCAATTATGGAGACCGGGCCCAGCACCAGAGGGGCCTCCGGGTCCTCCGGGTCCGGGGTTTGATTTTAAGGGAGAAATATCAACTAGCACAGCACTCCCGGGGTGGCCTGACTCATACACAGGTGATGATGGTGACACATATGTTACACAAGACCTATTCCACATATGGTCGTGGGATGGTAATGAGTGGGTTGATTCAGGACCTATGGGAATCAAAGGAGACAAGGGTGACAAGGGTGACAAGGGTGATCCCGGTACATCCCCAGATATGTCTGAGTATCCCAAGAAGGCATCTACTGAGTCTATAACAGGGGCATGGTCTATGACAAACCCAACCAACGTCTTCTATGGCGATGGTTCAAATCTGACCAACATCCCTGAGCCAGACCTTGGGTTATACGCTACAAAAGTTTACTCAAATGATGGAGACAGTTCCACCTTAACGTCTGCCAAGGATTACACAGATGCAAAGATTGCCAACATCCCAGCACCTCCGGCTGGACTTCAACTAGACAACACTGCTGCGTGGACTCATGGACAGTACAATGCCATGTTTTCTCCAACCATATCAGGTTCGGGACTGTCTTCAAGGTTTACTTGGGATGGCGAACTGCAACCAGTTGTTAGACTTTCAGATTCAACAGTAGCAACCTTCGTGGCTGTCCCCAGCAATCCAACTGTGGACGGTATGTTCATAGCAATACAATGGGTATCACACGGAAACTCACAGGATTGGTCACTTGATACTGGTGGGTTCGGTCCAGATACAATAGTACCAGTTGATGACGGAAAGAATGTGACTAAGGTGTTCTGTTCTAACGGTGGACTATGGTATGAGGTGGGTTAATGTTTTATAAAGGTGGTGGTAGTAATAAATTTATCCCCAAGGAGTTGAATTGTATAGGTGGAACCCAGGCAATCTGGGCCCAGTCACCTGCAAACCTCAGGGGTACTGGACCTACAGGAGTCCAGTATCTTGTTGGTGGATGGTTCAGACCTTGGAATAACACACCTGGTGGTGGCCGATCTGTTAACTGTCAATTTATAAACCAGGACGATGACAACAACAATGTTGTCGGATATTCAACACAAAGGTGGAGCACTGAAATTAAATCTGACGATACGTTTCAATTCAATGCTGAGTCGTACAGATATGGTGGTGGTTCTAATGCTAGTTGGACCATACCAAGATATGGTGACCAGGACCAGTGGTATCATATTATGTGTGCTGTAATGAGCAACTCTGTTTCAAAGTGGATATTAAATGGCAAGCATGTTTTTGACATCACTTATGGTAACAATCCTGGCCCCTGGATTAATGCAGCAAATAACTTGGTAACATATTTATTTACCAGGAGATACGCTGGGGGAAATGCTGAGGACAGGTCTTACGAAGGTTGGTTGCACAACTACTTTATATGTGATCTAAATGCGTACTTTAGTGCATTCGCAAGTCGTGGAGTAGTTACGGGTGATTACAACTCATTAATTAATCCATGGGCGACCAACAAGTTTGGGCAATACCTTGATCCGATTACAGATGAAGATGACCCCGGAAGACAAAGTGCATTAATTGCTGAGGGTCATGGCGCATATTGGTGGATATCAGATACTGCTTGGATGAATGATTACAGGACTGGTAACCATGGATACTCATCAATGAACACCGGATTGGGAAACAAAACATTAACAAAGATGCCCATATATGGGTATGATCAAAGGGGGACTTAGAATGTGGTATCAAGAAACAACAGATAAAATATTTTTTACTTCACAGCAGATATCATATGACGGGGTAATGCATTCACCCAATATATTTAAGTACCCAGACCAACTGGCTGCCATTGGATTGCTTCCAGCAGTGTATGACTATGTTGATGAAAGATACTACGTCAAGGGTGCTGAGACCAAGACCTTGAATGGCGGTGTGTGGACAATCTCTTGGGCATCAACCCCAAAGGATTTAGAAGTCTTGAGATTGGAACTGGTTCAATACTGGTTGTCGTACCTTGATGACACACTCACCCCAACAGATAAATTCCTAACCAGGAGTGCGGAAATGGCGACTTGGTTCTCCAAGTGGGTAATCAATCCACTGCTACAAGATTGGAGAGACGGTGTATACCTCTTGTTCAACACAAGGATGAACTCTATTACTGAGGCAGTTACATTCGAAGGACTTAAACTGGCAGACGAACAACCGTTCACAGTACCAGCACAACCAATGGCATACGAAGTGGAGACAGAATAATGCTAGAAGACGCAACGTACATTTCACAACTACAGAAAAATGATCCAGGCGGAACAGACCTGGTTTCACAAGGGGACGACCACTTACGTTTAATCAAAAAAGTCCTGCAAAACTCATTTGAACCTGCAATAGATTCAGCACTGATACCTGATATCACAGACAAAGAGAATCATCTTCTGTCTGTAAATGAAACTGCTGATGGAATTATATGGAGGTCAACATCTGAAACTACAACTGGATCAAACTACTTCAGATATTGGAAGTCTTCAAACCAGTCAATCGTGAATACTAGTACACGAATAGTTTTCGACGTTGAGAAGGAAGACCCTGGCAGTCAGTGGGAGTCTAGCATGTGGACTATTGGTGTTACTGGGATATATCACATTGATGCTAACGCAAGAATTGTAGAGGCAGCAATACCAGATCATGACATAATGATTCGTATAAACGGTGAGGCATACAAGCAACTGTCATACACTGACTATGGGTCCGGAACCAATAAACTACACTCAATGCAGATATCAGCAAATATGATGCTCAATGCTGGTGACGTTGTTGACATTGCAGGAAAGTCTGAATCACAACTGGTACTTGGCGGTAGCAATAACTCACTAGCATCAGTATCTGGCTACCGCATAAGATGAGTAAATGTAGCACTTGCAACACGGACCTTGTAGTCGGTGAGAACTGGACTGAGTACAAAAAGGTTAACTATGCCTATGAATGTAGGGAATGCTACAACTGGAGAATGGTTAGTCGTAGATATGGAAACATAAGTCAAAGAGACTACAATGCCATCCTGAAGTCTCAGGGCGGTGGTTGTGCTATCTGCGGTAACGAACATATTGAGGGTGAGCAGAGGTTTGCAATAGACCATGACCATGCCAAGGAACCTGAGATGGATATCAGGGGTATACTGTGCCACAACTGCAACCATGCACTGGGAAAATTCAAGGATAATACGATGCTACTACAGAATGCTATTCACTACTTAAAGTGCGACTACCATAAGATTGAGAGATCGGCGTAATGGGTGAACTTATACCTCTGGAAAACGTCGGCAATGGCGGGATAATCACCGACATACCACCATGGCAGTTAGAGCCCGGCGTATGGTCGAAGGGTAATAACGTCAGGTTTGGTGACCGATCAGTAAAGAAAGCGCCAGGATACCTGGAGTGCTTTTATACTGTGCCTGTTGCCCCACGATACCTTGAGACATATCAGGTATATGATTCAGGGCAATACTACTGGCTGTCCTTTGGTGAGACTACTATCCATTGCTACTACGGTGGATCATGGACAGATGTTACACCTACCAGTGGACTCACATACAACTCAAAGAGACAGTGGCAGACTACTAAATTAGGTGCAGTCCTGGTAGCGACCAATGGTGTTGACATGCCATTGTGGTGGCCTCTAGAGGATGGCAAACCAAGTCACACAAGACTGTTTGAGACTCTACCTAACTGGGCAGATCAGAATTGGATTGATGCCCAGACCATGGCAGGATTTAAGTCCTTCATGTTTGCTGGCGCAGTCTACGATGAAGCAGAAGATAAACGAATGAACAGACAGATTGTGTGGTCAGACATGACCAACCAATACACTCCCCCTGCATCCTGGAACTTCCTTGATCCTGATGGTGATGCTGGTATGTACGAACTCCTGGACTCTGAGGGTCCTGTAGTACATGTACAGCAGTTACGTGAATCCCTAATGATCTACAAGACCGACAGTGTTGTGGTTGCCAACTTTGTTGGTGCGCCATTCATGTTCTCCTTCCAGGTTCTATCCCCTGAGATTGGAATCATGTGCAAGAATGCTGTTGCTGAGTTCCCTGGTGGGCACTTCTTCATGGGGCGATCTGATTGCTATGTGAATAACGGCCAGATAGTTACACCCATACTGACCCAGAAGATTAAGACACAGATATATGAGAACATAGATGGAGATGCCTTCAATCAATCATTTGTTGTGACTGACTGGGCAAACAATGAAGTCTGGGCCTGTTATCCTACGGTTAACTCTGAACACTGCGATACGGCATTGATCTGGAACTTTGTGAATAACACATTCACCATCCGTGACCTACCTCAGGTGTCACATATCAAAGCAGGGATTGCACAATACCTACCTAGGGGTGAAGAATGGGATAGTCAGACATACGAATGGGATAACACCACCAGGAAATGGGGAACAGCATCATACGATAATGTGGTTGAGAACCTTGTACTTGCATCCACAGGAGATGTGAAAACTTACAGAAACGATGCAGGCAATACTGAGGATGGAACATTGATGACATCCTACGTTGAAAGAACTGGCATTGATCTTGGCGACCCATCAAGCGTAAAGTTTGTTTCTGCGATTTGGCCAAAGGTGTGGACTACAGGCAGTGATACTGTACTGAAGGTATGGTTAGCGTCACAGATGTCAACTGAGGAATCAGTGACCTGGGAGGGTCCTGTGTTATTCAACCCAGACATCATGAGCAAAATAAGCGTAAGAACATCTGCCAAACTATTCGGAATAAAGTTTGAGTCAGATGGTGACTTTGATTGGGGTGTATCAGGTATTGAATATGAGATAGTGCCATCCGGTCGAAGAGGTAGTAGAGTTTATGTCTAAGGAAAACACACTAGCAAGGTATCTTCCGGGAGTTCCACCTACAGATGCTGAAGAGTTACCGATCTTCCTGCAGGTAAACCTTGGGTCAATCGCCAGCATGGTGAACTCACCTATAAAGAACTTTGCTCCATTGAACAAGGCACCAGTGAAACCCAGGGAGGGAGACATAGCATACGCTAATGGTTCATCTTGGGACCCTAGTGATGGTCGTGGATTGTATTACTACAATGGAACTATTTGGGTATTCATAGCATGAGAGAGAGATTCGAACACAAGGGTAAGGACTACTACCTTGTACTGATAGAGCCGGAGGACACTGGTGAGATGTGGCCCTTTGTAAAGGATGGGGTTGACAAGGCAATGCTCCACTCTGACAGCGTTATGAAGGGTGAGGACTTTGTACCTCAACTGGCTGATGGCACTGTAAGACTGTGGGCTTTCATCAGTGATAAGGATGTAGTAGGACACATGATCACCCAGTTAATACGATACCCACGTAAGTCATTTGTTAGAGTGCTTACGATGTGTTGCGAAGGTGGGGAAAATGGAATGAATGGGATGGACTTATGGCATAAGTTCGTACCTATAGTGGAAGAGTATGCTGCCCAACATGGTTGTGCACACCTTGAGGCTTATACCAGGCGTGGTATGGTTAGGTCACTGGAGAAACATGGATGGGAAAATCAATTTAATATAGTAACNAAACCAGTAGAGCAGTTACGCCTACACTAGGAGAATACAATGGGATCATCGTCAAAAAGAAGTCCTGAAGAGATCAGGGCACAGGATATAAAAGACCAGGAGGAGTGGGCAAGGAACCATGAGGTCCTGAATATAAAGGGTGGTATGCATAACACTTCCAGAGTTAGTGATGTTGGTGCCAATGTGGAAACCTACACACTAAAGAATGGGACTAGAGGATTCACGGGTAATGATGGTACGGTTTACTATCTTAATGAAGATAATGGCAGGTGGGAGTCTAACACCAGAGCAGCAGACT